GACGTATCGTTGCTGTTGATCCGGTAGAGACAAGGCCAGTTCGTTGCATCACGGTGGACAGTCCGAGTCGGCTTTATCTCGCGAGCGAACGATTAATTCCAACACACAATACGGTAGGTTGCATCACCGAACTGATCAAAGCGGCGTTGACCACGAACAGAGAGCGGCCCCCGCCGCGGTTTGCCTACATCGCCCCGACATATGCCCAAGCGAAAGACGTGGCATGGGGTTACCTGAAGCACTTTAGTTCGGTCATCCCCGACATTCAGATTTCCGAGTCTGAGCTTCGGGTGGAATATCCCAACGGGGCGCGTATCAGACTCTACGGCGCGGACAATTACGATCGGTTGCGCGGTCTCTATCATGACGGCGTGACGATCGACGAACCGGCGCAGATGAACCCGCGGGCATGGCCCGAGGTGATTCGTCCTACACTGTCGGACTATCAGGGCTGGGCGACGTTCATTGGAACGCCATCTGGTCAAGACTGGTTCTATGAGATCGACAAGAATGCAGACGGGACGCCAGCGGCGGACTTCTACCGGCTTACGCTGAAGGCATCCGACACGGGCATCATTGCGCCTGAAGAGCTGGAAAGTCTCAAGGCGGGATTGACGGAAGATCAGTTCGCCCGCGAGTTCGAATGTTCGTTTGATGCGGGTATTGTGGGCGCCTATTACGCCGCGATGCTCGCAGAGGCGAGGAACAAGGGGAGGATCGGCCCCGTCACGGCGGATCCGCTGCTTTCGCTTCGCGCCTTCCACGATCTTGGCGGTTCAAGCGGTACGGCCGATGCTTACAGCATTTGGATCGTGCAGTGGGTCGGGGATCGGATTTTGATTCTGGATTATTACGAATCGGTCGGACAGGTCCTCGCGCATCACGTCAATTGGATGCGCAAGCACGGATACGACAACGCGATCAACTATTTGCCGCACGACGGCGTGCGGTCAGATGCGATCATCGGTAAGCGTTACGAAGATCATTGGCGCGACGCAGGCTTCAAGGTTGAGCCCTCCGTCAAGAATCAAGGCTCAGGCGCGGCAATGATGCGCGTCGAGGCGCTGCGCCGGTTGGGCACCAAGCTGTGGTGGAACGAGAACACGACGGAACACGGTCGAAAGGCCGTCGCGAATTATCATGAGAAATGGGACGATAAGCGGCGCGTGGGATTGGGACCGGATCACGACTGGTCCAGTCACGCGGCTGATGCACTCGGCATGATGGCTATTTGCTACGAGGCACCCGGCCGCGACGCAGGCTTCGGGCGCAAGCTGAAATACAAAGATCAGGGCTACGCTTGATGGAAGTGACGCGCGTCCTCGTTCAAATCCGGCGCCCCAAGGGCACCGACCCCGGCCAGATCGGCGAGGGTTTCTACACCGTGACAGACGGCGTTCTTTCCATGGTCGCGCCGGATGGTTCACCGCTGGAAGACCGACAGGGCGTCCCCGTGATCAAGACGCACATCTTGCGCCCATCGGATAGCGCAGAGGCGATTGCAAAAGTGCTCACCAGGAAAGTACGCTGGCAAATGTTGGGATTGACTGAAACTGAAGAGGCGTTTGGTCGGCCCCTGGAGTACGCGCGGGGGAGTGTCGCGTGAAGCCCGTCAAGTCCACCAGCATCTCGCACGTTGGCCACGACCCCGCCACGTCCACACTGAGCATCCGCTTCTCGTCGGGCGATACCTACCAATACCAAGGCGTTTCCGCGGCGGACCACGCCAATCTCATAGCGGCACCGAGCATTGGTTCGCATTTTCAGCGGTACGTGCGGCCAAAGTTTAAAGGGACCCTGAAGTGTGGCTAAGATGACCCTCGACGATCTGCAAGCCATGGTCGCGTCAGAAAAGCGCGACGCCTTGGCCGCCATGTCGTCCGCGCATCTCTCGGAAGAGCGCGCCGATGCAATGGATTACTATCTCGGCAACATGGACAACGACATGCCGCCGCAGGACGGTCGCTCCAAGGCCGTCAGTACGGACGTGTCGGATACGATTGAAGGGCTCATGCCGAGCCTGATGGACATCTTTGCGGGATCCGACGAGGTGGTGCGGTTCGAGCCGGTTGGTCCCGATGACGAAGCCGCCGCGACGCAGGAAACGGATTACGTAAATCACGTCTTCATGCAGCAGAACCCCGGCTTCATGGTCCTCTATTCGTTCATCAAGGACGCGCTTCTGAGCAAGGTTGGCATTGTAAAGGTGTGGTGGGAAGAGCGCGAAGAGGAAGAAAAAGAAACGTACTATGACCTGACCGAAGACCAGTTTGCCATGCTGCAACATGCCGTTGAGGAATCAGACGGCGAGTTGGAAATCATCGAACACACGGAGCATTCGGAAGAGCAGGAAGAAGTCGAGACAGAGAGCGAGGCCACCTCATGAGCGACGAATTGACGCGCCGCGCCCTGGCGTATGTTGCAATCTCGAATTTCGATGAGGCAACCGGAACGAGGCGATCTCCCGAACAATTCGCGGATACTGAAGACGCGATAGCGAAAATCTTGGGCGAGATTAAACCTTTTCACACGCCCGATTGTTCGCGGGATTTGTCCTGCAAATGCGCATGGCGGGCGACGAGCTAATGGCAGACTGGTACCGACCAGGATTGCAGCCGATCTTCGCGCAGCCGCAGCAGCAGCCGAGCGCCGATCAAATGGCGCAACTGGCGCAGACTCAGTTGGCAAGCCAGCCGCAACGCTTTCCTACGTCCTACAACACGCCGCAAGCCGATGCCGCAGCAATGTCCCCTGAGACATGGGAAAATCCGATCGCGCATAATTTGGTGCATTCCGTCATCAACGGATTGATGGCGCCGGGCCGCGCACTCGCTTCGACTGAGCCGATGACGAGTGATCAGATGATTGCGCCGGCAATGGATATGGCTGGATTGGCGACTGGCGGGGCTGGTGTGGTCCCGGCGGAGGCGAACAGCCTAAGGATGGGGATCAAGGCATATCACGGCTCGCCGCATGACTTCGACCGCTTCTCCCTCGACAAGATCGGCACTGGCGAAGGTGCGCAGGCTTACGGGCATGGGCTGTATTTTGCGGAACGGGAGGGCGTAGCGCGTTCATATCGTGATGCACTTCAGTCGTACACAATAGACAACAAGCCGGTCGGGCAATTCTTGGCAGAAACGCCAAAGGTTGATAGCGTTTATGATGCCATCCGGCATCTGAAGGAAAGTGGCGCGTCCCCCACGATAGAAGATGCCGCGAAATTCTTGGATACATCGCCCATCCCATCTGAGCGGGCGGTCGCTGATGCTGTATCGACCTATGACAATATAGATACCGCGCGCAGCATGTTAGATAAGCGGCACTTGCCGACCTTCGACAAGATGGTTGCAGAGGGTAGGCTTACGCAAAACCCCGGCCATATGTACGAAGTCAACATCAACGCCGATCCCGAGCACTTCCTGGATTGGGATAAGCCGCTGGCGGAGCAGCATCCGCAGACGCAAGATGCGGTCAAGCAAGTGATGGGACCAAATTGGGATCAATTTAGGAGTGCTACCGCCGGAGACGCTGTAAAGCGTGGTTTTATCGCCCCTGGAGAAGAGGGGACAGCCGGCGCGCTCCGCGACGCCGGCATTCCCGGCATTAAGTACCTAGACCAGGGTTCGCGCGCCGCAGGCGATGGCTCCCGCAACTACGTCGTGTTCAACGACCAATTGATAGACATCGCCCGCAAATACGGACTTGCCGGCATGACGGGCGCGGGCGCCGGCCTTGCTGCTCCGATCTTCGCAAAATCCGGGGAACAGAAATCCTAATGGCAACCGATCCGTCCCTCTTCAACACTCCCGGCACACCTCCAGCCGCGCTTCAGGCCATCGCGCAAGGCCGCGTACAGAGCGGCGCGTTCCAGCCCCAAGAGGCACCGCCCCTCGCCCCCGCCACGCATCTCCCGCCCATTGCGACGCCCCCGCCCCCCGTTCCGCCCAAGACGCACGATGTTACGGTTCGGAGCACCAAGAAGCTCGCCCAAGCCAAGGTCATGGGCGTTCCGCCGGAAGAGTTCGGCATCGAGCGCGGCGCCCGCAACATTCGTGACTGCAATTACTGCTTCCACGAGGTCGTCACCAAGACCGAAGGGCAACTGATCGCCGAAGGGTACGACGCAGAGCAGATTCGGAACCTCACGCCCTACACTGGCCAAACAGACCTTGAAACGCTGGAACGCGATTCGGTACAAGAGCATTTTAACGTCGGCTCCAGCCCCAACAGCGCCGCTCGCCTGGTGCGAATCACCGAGCATTACGTGCGGATGGACTATGAGGGCAACGGGCGCCCCTGCCTCTACCAAGTCATCACGGGTGGCGATCTCGGCGAGATTCTCCGTAAAGACGGCAAGGATTGCGTCACACCGTTCGACGCCGTGCCGTTCGCGGCAACGACTCCCGTTCCGATCACGCACCGCTTTTTCGGCCGCTCGATCGCCGATCTGGTCATGCCCGTGCAGCGCGAAAAGACCGCTCTGAAGCGCGGCGCTCTCGACAATCTCTATCTTACGCTCAATCCGCGCGTCGAAGTGGCAGAAGCCAATGCTGGACCGAACACGTTGGACGACCTCTTGGTTAGCCGCCCTGGTGGGGTGGTTCGCACGAAAACGGCGGGCGGACTGAACTGGCAAGAGGTGCCCAACGTCCTCAGTTCCGTCTTCCCCATGATGCAGTACCTTGACGCCGAGCTGGCCAGCCGCACGGGCGCCGACAAGCAGTCTCAGGGCATCGACGCCAACGCGCTCCAGAATCAATCCGCAACTGCCGTCGCACAAGTCTTCTCTGCCTCTCAGATGCGAATGAAACTCGTGGCGCGCATCATGGCT